GGTCTTCTCTTAATGTTTTATTAAAAAATGTTTTAATAGTAGGAAACATTTTACCTACTTCTTTATCTATTCTTTTTACTTGTTCCATAGCAAAATTTGAATCAGCTGCCTTAGCTGCGTCTTCTGCGTTCTTTGCTAAGAACATAGCTTCGGGTTTACCTGATGTAGGTCTTATCATTCCAGCTGCCGTATCAATTGTTTTATTTATCTTAGAAGAACTAAACGCTAAATCTTTTCCGTACTGTGCAACCTTACCTATTGCCTTTGTACCACCATATATAAATGGAAAATACATTACAGAGTCTGAACCAAATTTAAGTCTATTTATTAATTTTCTTCCTGCATCTTCTTGTGGATTTGCAGATTCGTCTAAATCTAATTGTGTAGGTCCAATATCAAAAGCATCACCTATTGTTCCTATGTTTTCAACATCTGCAACAAACACTTCTCCCGTTGCTCCACCCACGACACCAGCTGCAAAACGTTTTGCTCTAGATTTATCATTTAATTTATATACTTTCTCCATACCTTTTCTAACATTCTTACCTTTTAAATTTACGTATGTTCCTGCTTTTTTAGCTTGTAATGCTTTGGTTGCAAGCTTGCTTGCTATCTTTGCACCTGCTGTTGCAGGCACACCTATCTGAACTAGTGCTTGTAATATTTTACCTGATGCTCTTGCTTCAGCTGTTTCTTCAAATATATTTATAGTATCAAATGCAGATTCTACTTTAGCTGCAGCATTATTAGTCATACCTGAAAAGTCTAAAAGTTCTGCACCTAATGAAACAAAACCTTCTGGTACTTTAATAATACCTGAAGCTATGCCAGCTAATGCTGACTCTAATGATGATATTTCATTATCGCCTTCAGCTCCAGAATAAGCTTCATTAATATCGTTTATTACGCCTGGTTTGCTTTCTTTTTTGCCTGTAGGATTTAAAGCTTCAAGGATTGGATCGTATGCCATACGCTTAACCTCCTATCGGTATTTCTTTTATTTTCTCACCTGTAAATATATTGTATTGAATAATTACTTCATTTTCTGGATCTCTTTCAAACATACTGTTTTGTTGATCTGGTCTAAAGTAAATAGTGCCTGGTATCATTTCATCAAAATTAAATTGAACCGTGCTTCCTGATATTTTAGAGGGAAATATTTGTACGTTCTTACCTTTAAACTCTTTTTGTTGATCTAAAGTTTTACTTGTTCTAGCAATAAATCTAGCCATTGATTGAGGATATAATTGTTTTAAACTTTTTTTAAAACCTTTTGACTCTTTAGTAAACTCTTTAATTAATTCAAACTCTTGTCTAGCAGGAGAGAATTCTTTTTGAAATTGATTTTTTCCTTTTGCTTCGGCCACATCTATAGCTTGTTGGCCTTTAATACCTAACATCCCAGCTTGTAATCCAATTGTTTTTTCTTGTTGAGCTTTTCTTTGTAAGTTTTTAAAATAATTTTCCATAGGTTTATTTGTTGAACCAACAATTTCTTGTAATTTAGTTCCGCCAGCTGCTTCTCCGCCAATTAAATTTTGACCTGTTTGAAGTAAAAATTGTGTAAGAGCATCTGGACCTGTGCTAGCTCCTTGAGTAGCAGCCCTTAAAACATTTTTATAATCTTCCACTCTTCCAGCTAATTGATAATTTTGTCTAGGCTTGATACCCGTCATGATACCTTCCATAACTTCTCCGCCTTTTCTAAACATTGGTCTTTTAAATATCCTACTCATTATTTACTTCCCTGTATTAATCTATAAATACCAGCTAATGTTGACGCAGTTCCAAGTCCTGTTGCTAATGAAGAAGGAGCTGCTGCTCCATCTGTAATAACTTCTTTACCAGGATAACCTGAAATTAAACTTGTAACTCCAGCACCATATTGTTGCGCTGCTTCTAATGGTTGTAATGCTTGTCTTGATGCTAATTGTTGTTGAGCAGATAAAATTTGTTGTGCTCTATTTTGTTGTTGAGCACCTAAGCCTGTTAAGCTTGCAATTTGTTGACCTAATAATGCAGGTGATTGTTGTGCTAATCCTAATTGGCCTGTTGCTAATGCTTGTTGTTGATTAAAAGCTTGCCCTGCTAAATTCTGTGCTTGACCAAAACCTTGACCTAATAATTGTGCTTGTAATGCTGCTCTGTTTCTATCTGATGTTGCTTGATACTCTGCTCTTTGTACACCTTCTCTACCACCACCAAAAGCTCCAGCGTTAATAGCTTGAGCTGCTAATCCTGGTAAACCTTTTTGTGCTTGTACATCAAATTCTGCTAATGTTGTATCAATAATATCTTGTTGATACGGAGACATGTAAGCTTGATAAGCAGTAGGGCCTGTTAAACCGGCGGCTGTTTGCTGTGCTGCCGCTGCTTCATTTAAGAAAGGTTGAAAGCTACCAAGACCAGAAGCTAATCCTTCTGCTTGTGTTGTAAATGCACCAGGTCCTGCAATAAATTGTGGTCCTTGAATTTTAGAAAGATCAGTAGTTTTAAAACCACCTATTGCTTTTGTAAGATCATCTAAATAAGTTTGACCTGCTGCTTCAATAAAGGGTGCTGGACGTTGTACGTAATCTTGTGTTGCCATTATACTCTTCCGCCTTCTTCTAACATTTTCATTTGATCGTACATTCTTTGAGCACCTAGTTCAACGTCTCCGTCTCCCATGCCTCTTACAGCGTCTGCTGTAAATACGAATTCATTATTAGATAACATCGCTGGGATATCATCCTCTTTTTCTTTTATACCAACTGGTGGTATAAATCCACCATTATCTCTTAAATCTAGTTCTTTAACACCTTTGGGATTTTGTCTTACAGGTAGCCCCTCGATACCCGCTGCTTGCATAGCATTCTGGCTTGCAGTGTCGCCTAACGCGTAATTCATTCTACCACCTAAAGCAGCTAAACCTCTTCCTTCTGTTTTCATCATACTCATTCTTTCAAATTCTTTTTTTGCTTCTTCTGCAGCTTTTTCAGGGGATAAACCCATATCTAAAAATTTTTCAAAAAGAGCTTCTAATATTTTATCGTTCTCCATATTGGATGCCATTCTATCTGGTAATACTGGTCCTGTTGGTTTTGGTGCAAAAGGATTTACAGGTTGTGTTGGGTCTGGTGGTAATACTGGACCATCAGCAAAACCTATTCTACCACCCATAGCAGAATTAGTTCTTACAAATTCTTCTACTTCTTGTTGGTATTGTTCTGCATTAGTATCTGCAGTCACAGGATTTAAATTTGTATAATATAGTCTTAAATATTTTTCTTTTTCTGCGGGATCAGATAATACACTCTCTACTTCTTCTTCTGGTACTCCATATTGACTAGTTAAAAAACTAGTTAGCCCAGTTATAATACCACCTTTAACTAAAGCACCTTGAATACCTTTTTTAGAAAGCAAATTGCTTGCTCCACTAAAAAGAGAACTACCTGCTCCTGATAAAAAACCTGATCCTGCCATTCCAGCTAATCTGCCTCCGAACATAGAACTACCTGAAGCAAAAGGACCTAAGCCTCCAGCATACATACCAGCTCCTGCTAATAATGCAGCTTTACCTATATCAGAGCTTGCAATATCTTTAACAGCGCTTGTAACTCCTTTAACGGCTTTCTTTACACCTTTAAAAATACTTCCAAAACCATATTGTTCTCTAGGTACAGCGTTCATAATACCGCCGCCCATGTATAATTGTCTATTCATCTGTCCTCTAGATATTGTCATAATTCAGTTAAGTTGTTATTGGCAGGCTTACAGATCCTGTAATTTGTTATTTTATGTGATTTTTTTGGGCTGGTCAACAGACTTTTCTCTTATATCGATGGCCTTCTTAGAAGCTAATAATTCGTCCCAATATCTACCACAATATTCATATTCACCAGTGTGAGATATATGATCCATACAATATAAGTGTATTTTACCGCCCATAGCTGTCCATCTTTTACAAAAACCAAAGTCTTCGCCATAATACTGTTTAGTATTTGGGTCATGTAAACATTCAAATAAATTAAAAAAGTTCTTTTTATAGTCTTCTTTACCATTAACCAATGTGGGTTGATGTATTTCTAACTCAGGATATTTCTTTATCATCTTTTCAAGAACTTCTCTTTTAATTAACATACATCCAGTTGGCGCATGAGTTACTTCTGCTACACCATCATCAACTATAACTTCGTTCATGCCCTCTACTTTAATAGGATAATGAAAACCTGCTTTAGCTATTTCTTTTATGTCTGTTAATTTAAATGCATCCATTCTTCTTTTAATCTTATCCCAATCAATATATTTCATTGGATAAGGCACAGCTATAATATCTTTATCTTTTTCTAACATTTTAAATATACTTCTAGCTTGAAAGTCTATGTCTGAGTCTATGAATAATAAGTGTGTATATTTAGCTCCTTCATTTAAAAACTCTGATACAATTAAATTTCTACCTTGTTGTACAAGAGAAGATTTATATAAAGTAAAACTAACTAATATATTTTTTTGTAGACACTGTTGTTGAAACTTTAAAAGTGCTTGTGTGTAATGTATAGAACATTCGCTGTGTACAGGTGTGCCCACCATTATTCTATATTGTGGTTGTCCAAGATTTAATTCTGATTGACCAGTTAAATCAAAAGTTATTGGTTTGTTGTTATACTCATTTGACATCTAATATTCCTTTCAGTAAGTGTGTCCAAGTTATAGCTATCTTAGGCCAGTTGTAATACGTCTTAGCATATTCTACTTGCCTAGCCAAGTGTTGTTGAATTGCAGGTTGATCTAATGTTTTTTTTGCAGACTCAATACCTATTGCAAGTTTTCTAGCTAAGAAATGATGATTCTTACTATGTGTTACATACATAGGAAACTCTGCTCCTGTTTCAGGTAAAGCTCCTAAGTTAGATACAATACAATATAAACCAGCAGCCATAGATTCTAATAATGATATGCAAAATGTTTCTTCCCAGATACTTGGGTACACAAACATATTATAGTTTTTAAGATGTCTTTTTATCCACTCGTTATTTCTAAAACCAAGATAATTTACATTTGGTAATTTTTTTGCATGATCATACAAAGGTTGATATTTTTTTTCGTTAGCCTCTGCAAAATCTTTACCGTATACTTCACAACTAGAAAAAACATCTAGCTCTATCATTGGGTCTTTAATTAATTCCATAGCACCAAGCAACACATTTAATCCTCTCCATGGTGTACAATGATGTATAATTCTACATTTATCTCTTTTAGGATAAAAAACCTTATCTCTAGGTTTTATATTATCTATACCATTTTTTATAACCACACATTTTTCTGTAGGTAACTTATAAAATTTTACAAAGTTATTATAGTTCCAATGACTGTTAAATACATACCAATCATATTGTTTATGGTTATCAGGTTTACTAAACCATGGATGTATATTAGGTTGATCCCAAGAATTTTTTTGCCACAAGATATTAGGTTTATCTTTTGATAAAGGTATTTTGCCTGGGATAGAAGTACATATCTGTACTTTATCTAATAGTTCTTTATCTACATATTTGTGTAGATAAGCTAATTGTAATTCTGTTCCGCCTTGTGGTTTATTTTTTTCCATTAAATATTTTTTGTAATGCGTTCATACCCTTTGGAGATACGTGTACAGTTGTATCTTGTTGGACATGATCGATTACTGTATCTGTATTTGGATCTACAACATCCGCTTTCATCTCTTCTTGATCTTTATATATTCTACCAGTAAATCTGTTTTTACAAACAGTAACTGTTGTACAATTAATTTTTAAAATATCTTTATCCATTTTCTTGCGATCTGTCTATTAAAGCATAACTAATCAGGCCTTGTATTTTACTACTTCCTGTAGCTGCTTGCACAGTTATAGCATCTCCAGCTTCTAAATTCAAGCCTTGAGGTGAGGCATTTATTTGACTTTTAGCAGCCACATCGTCTCTAAAAAATTCATACTCAGTGCTTGAATCAGATGAATCAACAAAGTTCATGTTTACTAAAATGGCTGATGATGCATCGTTGTTTGAACAATATATACTTTTAACTATGATTGTTCCGTTAGTAGGACAAGTAAGCACTGTAGCTTTGCTTGTGTCCGTTTGTTTAAAACCTTGATTTTTATATTGTATAGCCATTAGTTCATAAAATAGTTAAAAGCATCTTGCTCATTTTTTAAGTCTGCTTGAAAAGCAAAATTAAGTTGGTTCTTCATACTGTCAAGAGATGCAATAATCTGTCTTTGATTGTCTACCTCATATTCAGTTTTTGGTTCTGGTATAAATATAGTTATCTTTGCCATTATCTTCTTCCGTCTGGTTGTGCATCTATTCTTAAAGTTCCGTATCTCCAGTTTTGTCCTGCGCCATCGTTTTCTATTTTTATAGCAATCAATCTACCCCTGGCTCTTGTATCTACTTTTTCTGTTGTTGACGTCACAGTAAAAGGTCCAAGAGGTGAGCTTGTAGCTGTGTTATTTGGATAATCATTTATAAACAATGTAACTTTAGAGTTACCTACAATATATTTGTAATCAGGAATAAATCTTCTAATAGATGAGAATATCTCACCGTCGTCAATATCTAAATCTCCTGATGTAATAAAAGCAGTAATTGCAGTTGTCGTTCCATCGGCAACTTGATCATTTCCATCTTCATGAGAATAATACGTAGTTGCACCAAAACGATTTGTAATACCTTGTATTGGAAAATTTGGTGTGCCTGTTGTTAAGTATTCTGTTGCGTATGGGTTTTCAAACACATAAGCATCAACATATGTTGTTCTGGCTAATGACCCTGTGGTCCATACATTCTCTGCGTAATTATATGTAACAACTCTGTCAATTTGTGTAGATCCTGATTTAGGATAGAACCACATTACTTCATCATAAAGAGAGTTATATCCTGCAGCAATGGTTTGATTAGAACCAAAATTAATTCCAAGATTAGTGCCGTCAGTTGTAAACACAAAGTCTTCAACTAAACAAGGTAAAGATTTAACTGTACCATCGTACACAAAGAAACCGCCTGCATCACCCATCCAATACACAGCACCATTTGCATATACAATTGAGTTTTGTCCAATACATCCACAACCTGTACCAACCTGTCTAACACTAAATGTAAAAGGTGGTCCAACAAACTGTATTACGTAAGCTGCTCTATCTGTGACTACAAGTGTATAGTCTTTTGCATTTACAGCTCCTCGTATCTCGCTACCAGCATCAAGTCTAAAAGTTCCAGCGGTGTTAGTTACTGTTGGTGCGTAGCTATTTAAATTTTCTTGATCAGAAAATCGAATAAACATTGGATCTTGAGTTGCAGAGTTACCAATAGTTGTTTCAGTTCCTAAATGAAATAAATGTCTATCTCTATCTGACACAAGAGTCATAATAGAAGCTGTTGGATTAGCACTCGTCGAAAAGTCTGTTGTTGCTGTAGAAGCTCTAACGGATCTAGCACCGGAAGCTCCTGCATTCCAAGTAAAAGTTTTTCCGTTATGTATAGTTGCAACTAATACTTCTCCAAAATTATCGAGTGACCAGAGACCTGGATCTAACGTTACATCAGATATAGTTCTTGCTGTTCCCCACGTTGAATCACTCCAAAGATATGTGCCCCAACCATAACCAGTTGTCTGAAAAGTTGGTCCAACTAATTCGTATGGATTAATAGTTGCAGATCCTGCTGCAGTCATGCCAGAACCAGACTCGTTCGCTGACATCGTTATTGTAAATGTGTTAGTTGTAACGCTTATAACTTCGTAAGTTTTTCCTGTAAAATCTACGACAGCGTATCCTGTAGCTCCACCACCAGGTAAGGTTACACTAGAGAAAGTTACATATCTACCTACAGCTAAATTGTGAGAAGTCTTGTTTATTGTTACTGTTGCAGATCCGTTTGTAGATGTAAAAGTAGCTGCTGTTATAGCAGTTGCCAAAGGTGTTATATCATAAAAGTCTTCACCATAGTATAAGAACAAACCTTGAGATGTACCTATGGCGGTATACTTTTCTCCAGCCAATGAAGTAAAAGCATGTTGTGCTCTGGCAACACCAGGTAATTCTTTCTGAGCTACAGTAAGTTGTTTCCAACCACCTATCTTTTCTGGTAGTCCAGACCTAAATCTAACAAAGTCTCCATCTATCCACTGACCTTCAGCGCCTGATGCTGTTACCTGTTTGTTAAACCCTGGTTCAAAATTTAGTTTCTTTAGTGGCATAATAATCTATTATACTAGTTTTTAGACAGAAATATAGTCCATTCTAGATCATCGATCAAATCGTTTATATAGACTTTGTTCTTTTTTTCTCTTCTTATATATTCGTGAAGCTCTTCTAAGTCTAGAATAATCCATTGTTTTTCACCTTCAAGCACCATCTTTTGAGCCTGTGAATCAAGTCTGCCTCTTTGTGCAGATGTGCCATCGGGCATTTGAAACATGTCTCTTACATCAAATCTATAAAAAGAATTTTTGCTTTTTATCATACCTGCTATATTCCAAGATGTTTTTTCTTTTGGATGTTCTATACCTGTAAGATATTGAGAAAATCTTTTTACTATATCAGTCTTTTCTATACTCAATAGGGAGTCCTAACAAAGGTCTTCTATCAAATTTATTTTGATCTTTTAATGGACCTTTTTTATTATTATAATGAAAAAAAGCTTGTACGCAAAGGTCTCCTTTAAATTTTTCTCTCCAATGTGGTAGTATACAACCTTTATAAAACAAGCCATCTCCTGGTTTTAAATCAATCGAAAGGGTCTCATCTTTCTTTTCATCGTGGACAAATATAGGCCAAGGGTCTCCACCAAAGTTTATAGTAGCTGATATTTCACAACTTGGTCTATCGATATGTCTTTTTAATTCACTGTCTTTCTCATAAACTCGCATAAAACTATATGTTGGATATAGTTTATATCCTGTAGCTTTTTCTACATTAGGTAATGATTTTTCTAATATATTTTCTAAAGCAAAATCACCATACGCGCAGTAGACATCGGGCACAAACTCATCTTCAAAACTTCCTGTTATAGAATGAGGGGGAAAACCAGCATCATACATATACTTTACAGCTTTTCTTTTTAACAAAAAATAATCATAAATAAATTTTGTAACGTCTTTTGAAACAAAATTTTTAATTACTGTATATTTATTCTTTTTAAAACTCATTTAAAATTTGGCCCTGTTACCCAACATACTAAAGAGTATCTTGTTCCTTTCGTAACGGGTTTCACTTCATGAACTATAAAACTAGGAAATGTTATTAATTTACCTTGTGCTTTTGGTGGTGTTGTTCCAACATCTCCTTCATACAACACAAGATCTCCTCCTTTGTATGTTTTTGAATCTGTTAACTCAATAGTCAAAGATAATTTTCTAATCCTTCCTTTAAAAACTCTATCAACATGTTTATGATAATGTTGTCCTGGAGCTTCATAGCTTGTAAACTGTAAACCTTCTATTGCACCCCATAAATCAAAACCAAAAAATTGTTTGTTTAAATCTGTAACAGCCATTGTTATTTTTTGAAAAATCCAAGAGTTTTTATCATTAGGAAATATCCAAGCTATTTTACTGTCTCTTATTGATTTATTAATTACATTTTTTTGAGATATTCCAGCTCGTTCTAATTTAGATTTACCTAATTTAATTATTTGATTACATTCTTTTTCATCAAATAGATTATCCCAGTATGCGTATAAATTAATACTATCTGTATCAAAAGGCCAAGCGTTAGCTATCTCTTTTTGCTTTCTCATATAACTGTATATTATATTAAATTAATTAGGAGTTCAATACCCAACTACCAGTGTCTTCGTCCCAGTCGTATTGTTGACCATCGTCTGGTCTAGCAACTGGAGCGTGCCAAACACAAGTTTCTTCATCTAAAACCCAAGATGGGAAAGGTTGTGGATGAGCAAAACCATCTAGATCAGGGTGATAATACATACCTGCTCCAGCATAGTTTTTTCTAAATGCTTTAGATTGATCATCGCTTACTGTCATTTCACTTGTTACAGGATCAATATTATGATGCACATTTACATAAGTTCCATAAGAAGTTCTTAAGAAATTTTTATCTGCATTTCCTGGGAGAGCTTTTAAAAAAGCAATACCTTTAGCGTGATCTTCAACACCATTTTCGTCAGTAATAACTTTGTTATTTACTTTTAAAGTTTGTAATACTTTATTGTCTGCGTCTATTTCTGCGTAATATGCCATTATGCTATGTACGTCCCTGTTCCTGTGAAAGTTAAAACTTTATCAGAACCACTAGTTGTCTCTGTTGGTGATCCTGTTGTTTCGCCACTATAAAATTTAGCTTGCATTCTTAAGATAACGACTCCAGAGCCGCCTCCGCCGCCGCCTTTTGTACCGCCGGGTCCTGAGTGTTGGCCTCCGCCGCCTCCACCGCCGCCAGTATTTGAAGTTCCAGGTTGTCCTGAATTACCTTGTCCGCCATTTCCACCGCCGCCAGTTCCAGCGTTTGCACCTGTATTTCCTCGACCGCCGCCACCAGCTCTTGTAACTGCTGCTCCTGTTATTGATGAAGCTAATCCTGCTCCTCCAGAAGTTCCGCCCGTTGCAGATGCGCCGCCGCCAGATCCCATAGATGATCCGCCTGGATATCCTTGGTTAGCAGTTCCTGAACCCACTGGGTCACCGCCACCACCCGATCCGCCTGGACCGCCTGGTGTTTGGTAAGTTCCTGTTCCACCGAAACCGCCGCCAGTTGAGCTGATTGAAACGCCAGTTCCAACTAATGTACTAGCTGTAGCTCCGCCGCCGATTGTAGCTGTGTAAGTTTCTAATGCTGTTAAAGTAACAGCAGTTTCAGAAGATCCGCCACCACCTGATGGTTCAGAGTTATAAGAATTACGATAACCGCCTGCTCCGCCACCTCCTCCTGGAGGGTTACCGCCCCAAGCCGTTCCGCCTTGTCCGCCTCCAGCAATGACTAAGAAATCACAAGAGTAAGGTGAAGTGTTTCTTGTTTTTCCACACCATCCTCCAGCAATCGCTGTTCCTGCGCCTCTAGATGTTATAATTGGCATCTTTCTTCTATCCTCCTATTACGCGAACTGCGTTTGAGAGGCAAATGCTGTAAAAGCCGCATCGCCCGTTTTAACTACAGTATACGTGTAAATGTCAACAGAGTTTGCGTTTCCAGAAGTAGGTGCAGATCCACCTTGATATTCTGGTGTTACGCCAGATCCGTCAACTTGAAAAGCTGATTGATAATAAGGTGTACCAGTGTTTGTTACTAAGAACGCGAATGTTACAGATTCACCTGTATCCATAATCGCATTTAAAGCTGTTGAACCATCACCTCTAACATTAACTGTAAAGTTACCTGCTGCAGCTGAAGTATGGTAAAGCACAGCTTGTGTGATCAAGTCATAGTTCACTGTTCCAGTTGTACCTGTTGCAGCGATTGTTACTTTTTCTGCTAGTTGTTGAATTTTACCAGCGCCTAAAGTTACTCTTCCTGTTCCTTTTGCAGTTATGTTTAAATCAATATTTGCATCACCACCAGTTGCTGTAAGTGATGGACCAGAGCCTGTAGCTTGGTTTGTCACTGTAAGTTCGTTTACAGCAGATGATGTTTTTACAAATTTAACATATTCGTTGTTTGAATCATCTTCTAATGCTCCAGCAGTGTCGATAATAATATCATTACCATTTGTATCTAGTGCTGCTGATAATTGTGGTGTCATGTCAGATGATAAATCTGTGAAAGCAGTGTCAACAACGTTAGTTCCATCTGAGAAAACCATTTTTGTAGTTTTGTCAGTTGTTGCCCAAGTGACTCCAGTTCCTGAAGTAGTTTTGAAAGTTACAGTGTAAGCACCAGATGTTCCGTTTGCTACAATGAAAGTTTTTTCAATTGAATTAGGAATAGTAACGTTAACGTTAGTTGATAAAGTTCCTGTTAATTTGATTACTGCGTTTTTACCGTTTGATACGGCACCGTTAGAAAAAGTAAGTGCTCTGCTAGCGTTCGTTAAGTTGAACGTATCATATCCACCGATTGCTTGTTCTACGATTAATAAGTTTGTGTTAGTTATTTGACCCCATGTTCCCGAGTTTTCACCGGTTGCTTGTACAGTCAATTTTAGACTTGCTGATGTCGAGTTTGCCATAATTTTTATATCCTCTTTTAATGTTTTTATTAAAATTTAACTATAGTGTCAAATATTAAATTTGATTAAATTTTGCTGTTTTAAGCTGCGGTATCAACCTCTTTCCATGTAGGGGTTGTGCCGGTATCTACTTCATTCCAGATCAAATTATACACGGTTCCTACGTTAGCTGTCAAGCCTATTCCTGTAGGTATTACAATACCATCTCCAGTAATGGCTTCTTCGCCTTCGTTCATGGTCATGCCAATACCAGTTAACATGACGTCTGGAGCAGGATCTACTTGACCTAAAGCAGAGGTCATTGCTTGACCATTTATAGCTATAGTATTATTAGGTGTTCCCCAATCTCCTTCGCCCCAAGCATATCTACCCCAACCAGCGTTAATTTCAGTTCCGATTGATACGCTGCCAAGCGTAGCAGTCATACTAATACCTGTTAATGAAGTGGTTACAAATGTTGTATTTTCACCCCAAGGCTGTTGACCCCAAGCTGCTCTACCCCAACCAGTATTTACTTGATTAGATATAGTTACACTAGCTAAAGTTGCAGACATTTGTATGCCTGTTGGAGAAGCTATGTTACTTGGTAATCCCCATACTTGATCACCCCAAGCTGCTCTACCCCAACCAGAATTAATTACTCCAGTTGCTGTGACAGTGCCAATAGCTGCTGTCATTTGAATTCCAGTTAAATCTGCAACAGGAACAAAAGCATTATCATTCCAAGGTCCATTGCTCCATGGTGCTCTGCCCCAACCAGTATTAACTACTGCGGTTGCAGTTACGCTACCAAGAGTAGCTGACATTGCAATACCTGTTAAAAATGCTGCTTCGTCAGTATCACCCCAAACTTGATTTCCCCATGCAGCTCTGCCCCAACCTGCATTTACTTCTGCTGTGGTAGTTTCATCACCAAGAGTGGCAGTCATGCCAATACCTGTTAAGCTTACATTTTGAATAAATGTATTATCGCCCCAAGTTTGTGTATTCCAATTATCTCTACCCCAACCAGTTTTAATTTGTGATGTAATTGTTACGCTGCCAATAGTAGCAGACATTGCAATTCCTGTTAATAAAGGAGCTTCATTTGGTTCGCCCCAAACTTGATCGCCCCAATCTTCTCTACCCCAACCAATGGCCACAATACCAGTTGCAGTTTCATCACCTTGTGCAATAGTCATTGCTTGACCGGTTACTGGAGCATTAGCATTATCTTGATCATTCCATTGACCATCGCCCCAATTTAATGCACCCCAAGAATCAACTTGAAGATCCATAACACCACCCATTCCTGAGCCGTGTACATAACAAATAAAATAAAAATCTGCAGATTGAGAAACTGCAATTTCTATAGAACGAGTTGTTGCTGCGTTAAAAGTTGTTGTGTCTGTGTATTGAGCGTAAGAAACTGTCGACCCATCTAATTTAAAAGTTACACCAGAAGTTATTGCTTGACCTGTTGATGTAGTTGTAGAAAAAATTAATGGGTGATTATCATTAGTGGCATCATTTTGATTAAACGCATATGTTAAGCCGCCGACTACATCGACGTCCATAGTACGAACACCGTCTAAATAAAATACGTTTCCTGTTCCGCCGCCATACCTACTGCCAGTTGCGACTGTGACTGTGTAAGTTTTATCCGCCATAGGAGGTTTCTCCTATTATCCGGATATTCTTAATATCGCTGCTGTTGACGTGGCTGCTGGAAACTGAATCGTAAACGTTCCTGATGTTGCTGTTTTATCACTTCCAAAATCTAAAACTGCTACAGCTTTGTTAGAGAAAGTTGTATTATATATTAATGCACCTCTCGCTGTTAAAGTTACGCCAGTAAAAGATCTATCTGCAAAGTCTACTCTAGCTACACCAGCTGTCATTGAAGTTCCAGAATTAACTAGTTTTCCACCGCCCTGTGTGTATTGTCCAGAGTTAGGAACTTGGTTTCCTGTACTATCTCCAGGATATGCAGTTGTTGTCGAGTTTAAAGTTGCAGAAGAAGAGTAAAGAGCAATTTTAAATACGTCACCACCTGATTGTGAAAAGTCGTGATCGCCATCAAAAAGTTCTTTTTTGAAACTGTTTGCTATTGCTTGTGTTATTGCCATGTTTTATCTCCTTATCCTTGTTTTGGTAAACGAGGTGCGCTTTCAATAAACTCATCTCGTCTTCTTCTTCCCATTTGTTCTACAGAGAACCCTTCAATCGCTTGTTTATACCTTTGTTCGTATAATTGCAAGAGATCTGTTGGTCCCTTTAAAAAACTAAAAGCCTCGATTAGGCATGCATACAAAAGTCCGTTGGGAAACTGCAAACTCAGATATGTAGTAGTATTTGTAGACGATAATCCAGAAGGTTTCAAGATATAATTTAGCTGAATTGTATAAGCAGCATCTGCTACGGGAGCAAAAACTAGCGTGTCAGCGTCCCAATATCCAAAATATTTTGGTGTTCCTTGGGTGTCTTCAGGGTTATATTCCGCCATAAAATTAGTGTCTCTATATTCAATAATACGTCTATCTGTAGTTGGAGTCGTATCTAAGTCCTCATCTACAATTTGAGCAGATCTAACGACCAACAAATTAGCTGGGGTGTCTATAAATCTTTGACCTGCTACCATCGTTGCTGTAACATACCTTCTATTATTATCAGAATCTACATCTCTCAAAATTCTAAATTCAGCATCATTTATAAAGCCGTCTACAATTGTATTGGTCAATACTGTTGATCCAACTTCTGTGTAATCTCTAATTTTCTGTACTAATTCTGCATATGTCATTGTTCAACCACTCCATTATCTATCGGGCCTGCCATCGTAAAAGATCCTCCACTTTTACCAGTGACTGTAGCTGCGTCTAAAACAGTAACTTTATAACTATTGTTTTCTGTAAACGTAGCCGGCATTCCGTTTGGATTTACTACAGTAGAAGATACCATAGTTATTGAAAAAGCACCATATAGTTTTGCGCCCAGATTGTGAGAACTAGCTGTAGTGTTTACAGGAGTATTGCCTCTAGTTTTTGCATTTGTCCCTCGTGTACACCCAGTGAAAGTGTTACCTGTGTTTCCAGTGTATTGAATAACTTCGTTTTCGTATAATTTCGTATCGGTGTTTACTTTTTCTATCATTATAAATCCAGAAGAAGAAAATTTAGAAGAGTCGTTTACTAAAATTGTTTCTGTTGTAGCGTTGATTGCGGCAGCTAAAGTTGTTTCTGGTTGCATAGTTGCTACAGCAATACCACCTACAGGTCGTTTAATATCATAAAATCTTACAATGTCCCCAGTTTGTCTTCCACTGTTTGGCTCTGAAATAGTTACTACTGCTGAAGTATTAATTGTAGAAAAAGGATTATCTGGTAAAAAATCTTGTGTTGGTAACTGAATCTTTGGAGGTCTTGCGTGTGGTAATCCTTGTGGATCAGCTCCGTGTGGTTTAGGTTGTAATTGTGGTTGTTTGGGTTCAAACTCAGAAGTATGAACTCTAGCACCATTCCATTCTTTAACCATTTCTTTGTATGGAAAAGCCATACCAGATCTGTCTGATATAAATTGTGCGTATTTACCTTTTGAAAAATTAGACATTTGGATAATAAGTTTTTGGGGTTATAAAAGATGAAGATGATGATCCGTCTTCCGTCAAAGCTCTATTTAATTCATCCTCATAATAAAGTTTCATCTCTTGACTTCTTTGTGGTTGATATTTTTGACTTAAATAAAAAGATAAACCAGACACCATACAAGGTACAAATCTATAAACTACATCTGTAGCATTCGTAAATTTACCCACATCTTGTATTCTTTTAACGTAGTAAAAATTTAAAAATTTACCCGCTTCTGTAGAACCAGGTGTTAAATATAAAGTTATTGTAACTTTATCAATAAACCTTTGCACAAAATATTGAGAGGGTGTTCCTGTTGCAGTTTTATTTGCAAGACCTTGATATGTAGATCTATTAATTTTTTCAAGCGGTGTATCTACATTAGAAGCGTTTCTATAAACAGCTTCTAAAATATCATCAACTCCATAAATAGCTGTAGTATCAGAAGTACCATCACTTGTTGATCTAAACATAGTGTAGGTTGCTTGATTGTTAACTAATGTAATTGAGTTATTTCCTACTTCCCAATAGTGAAGTCCTCTATTACCCCACTCCTGAAACATAATATTAAGAGACCTTCTAGCAGTCTTTATATGACCACCGTTAAGTGTAAATATCCCTAAACGATCGTAAGATTCTGCAATTATATCATCAATTGCAAAAGTTTTGTCGAACGTTGTAGTTCCAGACGTAGTATTAGCCATTTAATCTCCTTACGCTGACAGTCCTGCGCCAGAATACTTATCTGTTAATAAAGTATATCCAGTAACTTTCGTTTTAGTTTTACAAAAAATTCCTTTTGGAAACAATATTCCATCTTCTGGAAAGTTAAAGTTTACCACATCTCCACTAGGTATATCAGCAATAAATAATGTTGAACCTGTGTTTGAAGTTGTTGTTAGTTCTAAAACGCCAGCCCCTGTTCCATCAGAAGCAATTATAATACCTCTCAACCTAATTGGTTGGGAAACAATTGCGCCTGCTCCTGCAGCAGCAGTTGATCTTGTAGCTTGTATATCATTTTTAAACGACATTTTTATCTCCTTTTATTTTTGGTCTTGGTGGGTATTAAGATCAAAAAGTCTCAAAGTTTCCCACCAAGATAATTAATCTATTAAAACTGTTGTACGTTTATAATAAATCTCATGTTACCACTAGCTGATGCATTTACTGTATTAGTAATTTGCAAGAAAACACTTCTTGCTGCACCTGAAACATTTGCCGCCGGAGACGCTGCTGGTGATGCATCGCTTCCTGTTGTATTTAACAATGTTAAATTGTAGCCAGCTCCTGCAGGAACAGTTGTTCCACCATCAAGAATTTGATCAGTGATCGCAGCAACTAATTGTGCTCCGCCTGTTGCAGTTCCAACTTTGTAGCCAATGTCACCAGCACCTGTTAAAGTTGGTGCGGATGTGCAAACGATATCAATCGAAGTAATGATGGAATTATTCGGTTGAGAAAATTCAACCTCAGTAGTTCCAGCAGTTGCTTTGACGATTACGTCAGCTGTTCCTTGTCCTACAAGTTTAGTTCCAGTGTATTCACCAGATGCATTGATCGCGAACACGTTTGTGAACACGCCAGTGTTTGTGTTTTTATTTGCACCAATAAAACCGTTTTCCGATCGTACTGGTCCATTGAACGTAGTATTTGCCATAATTATATCCTCCTAGTTTTCCGAATACCGTCTCTAGGCCGTCGACTATACCGCGTCGGTATTCTAATTAATTGTATAGTAATAATTTTATATAGTAGATTATAGTAGAGTGCAAGAGATTGCGTTGTGAAAGTACGTTTTCAGCGATGTAGCTTTGACTAAGTAGCTACTGAAACTTCGGGTGCAGCGTCTTCAATCTTACCAGAAAGAGTAGCTATTTTAGCTTCTTCTTCCTTAATTTGATTGACAACTTCTCTAATTTTTTTGTCAATCCTGACCATGTCCAAAGTGTATCTTTGGTTATCACGCTGGTGCACCGCCCACTCTGTCTCCAGACCCCTCTTCGCTTTGTAAAGGTCTCTTACTTGCGTTTGCATTTATGATCTCCTCATAAGTTAGCCATAATTTAGATTTACTTATAAATCCATCTTTCTCCCATTTTATATCATTTTTTCCTAGCTTGTCAACTAGTGCATTTTCGAATGCTATACTATTATCCTCAGACTCTATATTGAAGTCTGCATAGTAGCCATATGCTCTGATTTGTACACGGAAGTTTTTCATGGTTTGCCTTTCTTTCTTATCATAAAAAAAGGGGGCTCGAAAGCCCCCTTTTTAATTAATTAGTGATTAAACACCCGGTGATCCGAAGATACCTCTAGGGTCTGAGAATCCAAAAGAATATCTCTCTCTAGCTTTGTATCTAACGTTACCAGTATCGAAGTCACCTTCCATAGCTGTCTTGATTGGAGCTCTAACAAACATTTTCATACCGTTAGGTACGTCAGTTTTGATAAAGAACGCATCATCATCTGATAGGAAGTTGTTAACCACATAACCTTGTGGCACCATTCCTTTAGATACGACTGCGTTAATATCATTGTCAGCTGTTCCAACTCTACCTGCAGACTTCATAAGTCTTTCAGCAGTAAATTGAAGCGCAGATGGAATAATCATTTTCATTCCTCTAGCTGCAATTTTAAGACCTCTCTCATCTGTGAACGCTGCAATATCAATTAAAGACTGCTCTAACGATGTTTCGTTAAGATCAGCTGATACTGCTAATTCATTTGAGAAAGTTCCAGCTATCGTTGGGTGGTCAGTAGCTAAAAGCTCCTTACCATCACCACCAGCAAATGCAGAGTCAAACGCATTGTTTAATACGTTCGCCGCTTTTACTTGCTTAGTGTTTGCCATCGATCTTGCTAAAGCTTTTGTATATCTAGACGCAAGTCTGTCATACAAGTTATCCTCGATCGCTTCTTCAGTGATCGCGAATGCTAAAGCAATTGTTTGGTTGGTATATCTAGCCGTGAATGTTTCTTGAGCACTATCGAACACTACACCAGAACCTTCTGGTTTAACTTCTGCGTTCGCGAAACCTGATAACATTACTTCCTCTTCGAAAGCTCTGTCAGATGTTTCAATGTCAAAAATTTCAGCATGCTGATTTTCATACCTTTTGTACTCCAGGCCGAATAAGGCATTCAAACCTGGCTCTAGTTCTTTAACTAGTTGTCCTCTACTTATTGCCATATTATCCTCCTTATACTCCTACAGCAGAATTTAGGAAGTGATTAGCTATCTGTACAACACAGTTAACATTTGTATTGTAAGTTGTAGCGTTCTTAAGATTATTATTCTCAAGATCTCTCGTCACACCTAAGATTCTTAGTTGTCTTGTTGTCGTTGTCGTAACTAAACCGTTAACTTCCACTTTAGAAACATAGTTTGGTGTCGCACCAGCTACATAGCTGATATTTGCCAACGTGTTTATATTCGCGATAGCTAGAGTAGTTACGTTTTGTACTTCAAATCTCTCGTACGGATCATCAGATACGAATCCTGCGATATCAGTCGCAGTGTTCGAACCTTCTAAGTGATTCGCAAAAGTAGGTTTCTGAGTACTAGCGTCAGTAAAAAAGATCCCGTTTAATGAACCTAGTAATTGATCACCTGTTCCTGCTACACCAATGTAACCTGTTGCCAATGCTTTGACAGGGTCATTTTGATAAATAGCAGTTGAACTTGCAGCAATACTAAATTCGCTTAAACCTTGGTTATCTCTATTCTGACCAATTTTGCCGATCGGTCTTAGACCGAATGCAGCATCTTTATTAGTCGCCATATTTTTACTCCTTAGTTTAACTTATTATTAGTATCGAGTTATCTTGATATCACAAAGAAATTATTTCTTCGTACCACCAAAAGTTACACGACTTTGTCTCTCAGCATTAATAGGCATGCTAGAGTGTTGCTCCTTCATAAGATCGTTGTTTATTGCTTCGTCTTTTGCCTGAGTCTGCTTTTTAAAGAAGTCCTCACGCGACTTTGCGATCTCTTCTGGTATCCTAGCCAACACTAGGCCTCCAACTCCGATCACTCCTGCGTATTTACCGTCCTTCATTTGTGGATAAGATGTCTCTGGATATTCGTCGGCTCTCACCAATTCAAATCCGGATCTCATTTTACCTGACATGTTTTTGGTATCGTCGAAACCTAAAACTTCAGTTCTTATCCATCTGTGTCGGTAACCGTCCGGCGCAGGTGGTGCATCTAAGCTAGATGGTGGAGTCCAAGTCTGAGGTCTTTTATCTTTTTCTCTTGACTGGCTCGCACGCGGGGTTTTCATTTTATCATTTTCCATATGCTATACCTCCTTCGTGATTTTTAATTGTTTTGCATAATCTTCTAATGGCACTCCTAATTTTTTAGCGATAGCAACCTGAGAAGGTGTGAGTCTCACGGTTTTG